GCCTATTAGAATTGAATTGCTATTTCATATATATGCAAAAATGAAATTAGTTTACTGCGGTGTCGTTTATTGGCAAATCTTTATCTGAAGGATAGGGGATGCCAGCATCAGCAAACATTTTACGATCAGCAATAATCTCATTCATCAAATCCTGTGGATTATATCCGCGTTGCCGCGCACCCTCTGACCACGATTTTAGATTGTTACCTATTTCAAGCTCTTCGCCTTTGATGTCTTTTAAAGGGTCTACCCAATCCCATTTTGGAGTAGTCCAATCAATTTCTTGGTCTACTTTGATGCCAGGATTTGATAGCGCGGCGGTTTTAAGCCAAACATTCATGATTCTTTCACAAACCATCGGGATAAATGTCAGCCATTGGAATTGCTCGACCTCGCGTCTAAAATCAAGCGTACCTGCGCGGATTGATGAATAATTGACTTGCGACAGATCGCCGGTCATTTGCTCATATGTGATACCGATACCAGCAGCAATCGCGTGCAATCTGGTATTTACATACTCACCGTAGCCGGTCGAAGCTGGTGGGTTGTTAAACGTTATCTTTTCACCAATGCTCAGATACTCAATCATCCCAGGTGCAAGCTCTTCTAATCTCCGTTGGGTATCTGCCTCAATCGTTTCGCCGCCTAATGTCCTTGATTCGTCGTCAGATTCAACAATTGCGGTTATACACGCTTCAGCAGCCTTTCTTACAAGCGTTGCCTCTTCGTACTCGTCAAGGTCGTTTGCTGTGATCATAACCGGAGCAAAAATAGGCACACCGCGCGCTTGTCCAGGCCTGAGTTTGTCGTAAACATGGATAATATCTTCGGCTATTACCCGCGATGATTGCATTGACTGAAATTTAATACTGTTCTCGCCAGGATGTTCTTTGTACAACCAGTAAGCCGCACGCCTCCCGATTGGATCGTATTCAATGCCGTTTTGAATATACCCGCGAGTTTTTAGCAGTTCATTTTTGTTTGTATCAAGATAATCTGGCTCTAAAACCTGGATTTGTAATGGCACCGACAAGCCATCTTCCGGCCTACGATATCGGAACCGTATAAGGCATTCACCGGATTCAGGTATCGTTCTACCCATGAGCCGCTGCAACCCGTAAAAATTAAGCTGCCCGTCAGCATCACATTCTTTCACCCACGACTTCCAAAGCTTTTGAGTTTTTTTATCTTTGATGCTTGGGATTATTCCGGTGCCTACCGCATTAGCAACAAATACCCTCAGCCCTTTATTCGCGTAAGGATTGTTGCGAACAAGATCGCGCGAACGATCACGTAGCTTAGATAATCCTGGTGTTATTTCGGAATTTGCTGATGTGCTTGGTGTCACCCACCCGCTTGTACGCCGTCCAGAGTTCGCGCCATCGTAACCGCGTTTGGTTAACTTGCGCTTGAGCGTGTCTTTGTTCTTCTGCTCAAAATACGCATTCAGGTTTTCGATAACAGCCATTAGTCCATCCTGCGCGAGATGTATGAGTATTTGCGCTTCGTTGTCACAGTTCCAGCAGATTGTAGAGCAGCGCTTATCGTGTTCCTGGCCTTAATTAAATCATCCATAGATCTATAAATAACTTCACGGCCATCGTATGCAACCTTTAATTCACCACTTGCTATTGCGGTTTCGATTGCCTCTAGCTGCGTCGTCGTAAAGCTCATAGCCTTGGATCCCTAATCTTTCGCATCATCCGGTAAACAGTAATTTTTGATATGCTGTATTTTTTTGCTATTTTGTCTTGCGGGATATTGTTTTTGATATCTTCCTCGATTTTCCGCTTTTGCGCTTCTGATTTCTTTGGCACATAAATCAAACCACCGCAATATTCACGTCTAATTGATTCGGAAATCCTCCCTGCACTACTGGGATCAACGCCATTCGCAACCATCAAATCATTAAATCTATCGATTACGTCCATGCATTCTTCCTCGTAAGTTACTCATTAATGATTTGCCGCGAGCCAAGGTTGAATTCTTTAAGTTTCCCTTACTTATATCTTGATTCTTATACGTTGTTTCTTGTTTCACTTCTATAACTTTTGATACTGGATTCTGCAATCTTATTTCTATTCTTTCCCAGTCTTTTTCGGTGTATCTGTGCGCCCGGATTGTTGAGTGGTGAAGTGCTGCGTATGCGTAAACTAAGGTATCAAGCTGCTCATTTCTTACCCCGGCCTTTTTAACGTAGCGCTTCGTTTTGCGGTCGTATGATTCAGACACGATACCAGCAAAATAACTGTCATCAAACTGTTTACTGAAACGGATCATTCTTTCTTCGGGCAATTTTTCAGCATCTTTCGTAAGTCTTCCAAAAATAATATGCTTGATTTCCACCGTACCAACAGAATGAATCATTACTCCTTTCTTATCGTATACTCCCTTGAAATTAACATCCTGTAAGCTTCCCTTGCTCAATGGCTGCGCGTTTATTTTGGTAGACCCGAACCCCGCAATTGCACACCTTATGCGTTTAGACCTGACAAAATTCTTGACTGCCTCACCACGGTGCCCACCGATATCTATTAGAGTTCCGGTAATCGATAATTCATGACCTGATTCGTGTAGAATTTTAGTGTTCAGTAATTTTGTTAATTGATCCCAAACTTCTGGCTCCGCCGGGTCTCCCATTAATTCCACGTAATCAAGTGGGATTGCCTTTAGATTTCTTCCCCATCCGACAATCTGCACAGCAAGCCGGTTATCTTGGGTATCAACACCGGCAGTTATGATCAGCACATCATGCGGCGCAACACGTAACTTAATATCCTCTGCACGTTCTTTCAAAACATCAAAACTAACTGCCTGCACTGACCGCTTCCATGCGCGAGCAAGCTTGGTGTTCCAAAAAACAACCATTTCAGAATCATTGCCCTTTTCCATCAAATCTTGCGCAGATTTATAATCCTGCATCAAACTATCCCAGGACTTCCAACCGTATGGCAAGAACATACCGGAAGCCGTGAAGGATTCGTTCTCTGATTCTTGAATAGCATCTGACCATAGACCGTCGGAAAACATAGCCTTTTTGTCATGCTCAAAATGAACTCCTCCGCATGAAATACATGGGTACATTGCGCCATGCTTTTCATCAAGCACAAGATTTTCAAATACTAATGTCTGCGGTGTTTTGCAGTGAATGCAAACGGCTAATGCTTCACGTTGTGTGCCATTCTTGAATAATTCATCTATTTCGGATTCGCCATCGATTGTCGGGCTTGAATAATAATAGCTTTTGGCATCCTCTCCAAATGATGTCTGTCTACCTTCGATCAACTTAACCCGGCTGCCCTCGTGATCATCGCTTCCCCGGTCTACCTCGTCACAGGCGGCATATTTTGCTGGCACTTCCGCAAGGTTTGCAGAACTGCCAGAACTGACGATCAATAAAGATCCACCAATGTATTCTTTGATATCCTGATTGTTTGTTGCGTCTCGCGACTTTGGTTTTGCTACTTTTGCCGCAAGTCTTGGGACAGCAGCAATGACTTTATCAATCCGCAAGCCAATACGCTTTTGAAGCTTGCCGGTTGGCATTGACAGAATGAAATTAGAGGGCGATTGGTCTATGACTGTACCGAGCCAATTTGCCATCACCTGCGTTTTCCACATCTGTGAGGCAACTTTCGCAATAACTCTCCTGCAATGGTGCCTATCAGACAAGCAGCGCATGACCTCCCGCGCGTGTGGCGTTCTGTCTGTGCTATATTTGCCATATTCCCTTGACCCGGAAGACTTTGGAATAATCATGTGCTTATCACTCCATTCGTCCACCCATAGATTTGGATCAGGCCTTAAGCCAGTCGATAGTGATTCGTAGAGTTTAGGATAACCAGTCATTCAATAACCGGCAATCCAGCAAATTTATCAAGCAATAATCTAAACTCGTTATCCAATAATGCTTCGATTTCTTTGATATTCGTTAATCCTGATAGATTTGGAGCAAGCTTCTTTTTGCTTGCCATCATTCCATCCCTAAACTGTCTTGCTCGCTCAAATATTAACGCTTCTAATTCTTTCTTTGGAGATAACTCACCAATATAAGCCTCATACTCAGCCGCAGCCTGTAATGCAGCGGATTTTTCTTTCAATGCACGCGAGTTTTTGAATAGTTCATCAGCGTTCGTTGTTTCAAGATCCAGTTGAGTGCTGCAAACTTCATTCTTTAGCTGCTCGAAATTCTTTTCTTCTGCGATTTTTTCATTGATCTTTGCGCGCTCTGCCGCCGCATGCAGGCTATTTGCATAACCATTCATGTCCGCAGTTTGTTTTAGCCTCGCATCGCTCTCAGAAACCAGAACAAACTTACCATCCGCACTAAACACTAAACGCCCATCTTTCTTCCACTGCGTAACGCGAGACTTATGTACGCCCTTGTAATCAGCGTATTCTGTTTGCGTCATCATGCTTGCTTGTTTAGTCATGTTTACTTATCCTATACTTCCATATCAAACTCAATTTCAGACAATTCTATACAGGCAACAATCAAAGTCCCGCACATGATTCTATTAAAATCAATTGAGCGGATTCCTTTGATTTCGGTCTCCACGCCATCATCCGAAACATTAAAAACCTTTTAATCTTTAGCGTAAAGCCCGCCTTTTATCTTTACCATTAAAACTCCTTTATTGTTTAGCCTTGTTTAGTGCAGTTTAGATCCTGTTTAGGCTAGTTGAGCTAATTAGTGAAACTGTGTTGCGTTTAGGACTGGGAAAGAATAGAAATAAGATTGCAGAATCCAGTATCAAAAGTTATAGAAGTGAAACAAGAAACAACGTATAAGAATCAAGATATAAGTAAGGGAAACTTAAAGAATTCAACCTTGG